TGTGGCTAGAGGAATTGCTAGACCAAGTTTATCGGAGTCTTGCCAAATGACTGCGCCGACTATAGCCGAGATGGGTGATGCTGCCGCAGACATAGTGTGGCGCGTGATGGGTAAGGGGTCAGATAAGTCTGGCTACGGAGATTGGCTGGAGAAAGATAGGCCGACTCACGATTACCATATTGCCAGAGCAATTCGCCATCTAGCCACAGCGCAGATGCAACTACACAAGTCCACGCCCTGTCCCGACAACAACGGAGAAACAAGCGTTGACCACCTTGAGCGTGCGCTGGTACGATGCCTGTTCACGTTGGCACAAATAAAGAAAGAGGTAACAAGACTATGATTATGGAAGATGTAAGTGTTGATTTTGAGTTTAATGGAGAAAAGTACACTGCGTATGGCAATGCAGAGATTGATACTATCACTGAGGATATTGGTCCAGTTGGCTATAGGGAACATTACTTTGCCGAGGTGGTCAACAATGTGATTATGTCAAAGATTGAAATCTCAACTGCTACTGAGGACATAAAGAATCCAAGCAAGGATTTGCTGGAAAAGGCTGATGATCTTTTATCCATTCAGGCAACAGAAGATTTTGACGCTGGCAAATGAAGATCACTCGCGTAGTTAAGATTGACGGAGGCTGGGAGCTTTACGGCATATCCGAAAAGGAAAAGAAGGAGATCCAAGTTGGATTCTGCGGCGAGAACCTGCCTCTGGATGCTTGGGTTAGGATTGAGAAATGAAGCTGGCGTTGTCTTGGTTGCTCTATCACTTAGGAGACATCGTTAGCCTAACGCTAATGCGCTGGGGTTATGGGTACGGATTTTACAACAAGGTTATGCTTCTATCTAGTGACCTAGATGAACACGGCAAAATATGGAAGGACGTAAAATGAAACAAGCATTAGTCACACAATCGTTTGGTGAGGATTGGCAGAAGATTATTGATCTGACTAGGCCGAGGATGGAGGCGTACTGCAAACGCCATAGCTGTGACTTTATTCTGATCGACAAGCCTCTTACCCACCCAGCGCAATACTCTAAGTCTGCAATTGGAAACATCATGGCGACGAAGGGCTACAGCCAAGTGACATTCGTTGACGCTGATGTTCTGATTGCAGCCGATTGCCCGAACCTAGCCGATGACGCTGGTGTGTTCTGTGCCTTTGACGAAGGGGCTTATCTGGATCGCAAGCCAGAGATGGTGAAGCTGGCTGGAGCTTTCGGTGGAATGATCGAGCCTAAGTTCTATGTCAATACTGGCGTGTTCGTAGTTCATTCCAAGGCCGTTGGTATTCTATCCATGCCTCCGATTGGCCTGCACCCTAACCACTTTGCCGAGCAGACCTGGCTCAACGTGATGGCGCACCTTTGGAACATCCCATTAACCGAGCTTGACCCGTCCTTTAATTGCATGACGAGTGTGGAGTCGCATTTTGGATTGGACCGATACAAGGACGCAATGATTATCCATTACGCTGGGCAGTCAAACGATCTGGTTAAGTTAGCTAACCAGATCGAAGCTGATGACGCGAAGCTGGTGGAGCTAGGTCGGTGAGGTCAACCCAGCTATGTCGCGGTGACTACGATGACAGGGTGCAGCAGTTGGCTGGAGAGGTTGCACTCCAAGCTATCCGCGACCTGCGGATGTTGCGCAAACGAGGGATGGTTAAGGGCATGAAGATTGTTAAGGATCACACAGGCGCGCCACTCAACGATGCGCTTGAATACAAGAACTCGCACGAGGTACAGAAGCTGTTGCGTGATTTTAAGACTGGCGTTGTTTCTTGGTGGTGCAGAGCCAGCGGGGAGCAGATTGATAATAGAACGCTGTTACGGAAACTAAAGGAAAACGACTATGTTTTGCCTACTTGATCTGGCTGGAGTTGTTTGGGTAATCGGTTGGTTTGTGCTTTACAGTTCGCTGACTTTGTCGGCAATCTACTGTGCATTGTACATCATCTTCAAATTGATTGACTACATAAGAAAGGAATTGGATCTATGAGAAAAAGAAAAGCAGGGAAATATATTGATGTGGTCAAGACTGAGGAGTGCAAGTCAGTCAAGATCACAGTTAATGTTGACGATGATCTTTACGAGACTTTGGCCGAAGCAGGCCGTCAGCATATTATTAAAGACAAGAAAGCTTGCTTTGAGTACGCGCTGAATAAGGCGTTGCTGGAAATGATTGAGGAACTCAAATGAGCGAGTTTAAGCAGAAGGTATTGACCGCTTCAGTAGATCGGTACGTCCTAACCAAGACGCAGTGCGAGATGCTGCGCCAGGATGCCGAAGTGATCGGTATGAAGCGTGCGCCAGTGCTGTCGAAGGATGGTGTCACCCGTACGGTATCGCGTACGCGAACCTGCTCATCGTGCTGGATACCTTTCGCCAAACATTACGAATGGATCTACAATATTATGCGCGAGATTACGGATGGCATCAATGCCGAGCAATGGCGTTTCGACATCCAAGGCATCCAACAGTTGCAGATTCTGCGATACCGCCCACTACAGAAGTTCTCTTGGCACTACGACACCTACACATCCGAAGCACCAGTTCGCAAGCTGACGGCTGTAGTTAACTTGTCCGCGCCAGAGGAGTATATCGGTGGAGGGTTGCAGGCTAAGGCTGATATGGTGAATCCTCAGTTCATCCGCGAGCAGGGAGCAGGTTGCTGGTTTCCATCCTACATCGAGCATCGTGCGCGTGCGCCTATATGGGGAACACGCTGGGTGTTGGTGGCTTGGTTTACTGGACCTGCTTGGCGATAATGGCAACGCTCAACGAGAACATCCCTAGCTTCAAGGCTATGGTGAGAAAGTCTTTCTTTACCAAGAACGAGGAGGACAAGGAGTTTTACAACGTCTATGTATTCGCCTTGCAGTCTTGCGCTGGGGCGATCTTAACCTTCCATGTGATGACAGACTCTGGAATGCTGCGGAGTCGAGTACCCCTATCGGAGATATACACTCACGAGCCAGAGGCCGACATCCCATTCAACTACAAACAACTTTGGGATTGCTTCAGCGAGAATGTAACCGTTACCGAGTACAGCTTCCTAGCCTACCACCGCGCGCAGATCCTACTTAGGGATGCGACTAAAGTGTGGGGTACATACTTGTTTACTGTGGATTGGTTTAACAATCCCTACAGCGATGAACCTTCGGACTACAAGTGCGGTCATGTGTTCGCTGGCGATGATGGCTACTTGCTGTGCATGCCCAATAACAGAATCTTCTGGCGGGATAGCAATTGGGTTACAAAGAAGTTGCCAGATAACCTAAAGCAGTTTCGAGTTGATACAGACCTGCCATCCGTGGAGAATCAGAGTGACAAGTGGGTGACCGAGGATACGGATTCGTTTTATTATGATCTTCGCAAGGAGGAGACAGCATGAATGAGATTTACGAAAGGGTTGAGATTAAGGTGCTGGACGAGTTGCTTGAGAGCAACAACTGTCAACCTGGAAAGCTAATAGATGAGCGCACTACGCCTCTTGCATGGATTATGAATCAAATGCTTTACGACAAATTTCACGGACACGGCTGGGTGTTGGACCTCCTAGCTGGTAGCTTTGTGAAACAGAAGGAGAACAAACAATGCCATTAGGTAAAAACGTATCGAAGAATATGAGTGAGTTGGCTAGGGATAACCGCAAGAAGGGTAGCGAGCGTGGAGCAGGCGGTAAGCCTCGCTCACGCGAGCAGATGATTGCCATCGCGTTATCCGCAGCAGGAAAGAGCAAGCCACGCAAGTTTCGTATGCGGTCTGGTTCGTAATGCAAGTCGAGGCTAAAGCTAGGCTCAAGTGGGCGCGGGATATGCTTGCCATCGCTAGGGAGAAGCTTGTCCTAGAGCGTAACCGCGCAACTCACGGACACGCGATAGATATGATCCAGATCATAACTATGGTGGATGCAGCCAGCCTGGTCTGCAAGGAAGTGGTAGGTGAGGAATGAAGAGCAAGGATGAGCTGGCGATGCAGGTGAAGAAGGAGTGGGATGAGCAGAACTTGAGATGGAAACTTTGGGTAGAGGCTGGTGGATTTACAACTGAGATATTTTGTTACAGCAGTGCCGAGGAAGAGTATTCTAAATGTGTTAGGGAATTAGTTGACCACGCTTACCAGATGCAGAGCGTATGAGCATACGAGAAGACATCCTTGACCAGTTCGGTGATGATGCCGAAACGATGTTGTTCGCTGACGGATTCGATGATGCGATCATTGGGGTTGGCAATAAGTTTGGTGATCAGCTTTGCGCTATTTATGATACTGACAAAGTGATTGACATACTTATGAAAGAAGGAATGGATTACGCCGAGGCTTTAGAACACTTCGATTTTAATATTGCAGGAGCTTATGTAGGCGAGCAGACTCCGATCTTCATGCACAAAATAGAAAGGCAGGCCAAATGAAACTATGGACAAATAACACAAACGGAATTCACAAAGTCGATGACAATATGCTCTACCCGCGCACTACCTATGTGTTGCCCGATGAGTTGACTGGACCAATCTGGGACGATTCAATCCCTTGCCCACACAAGATCAAGCCGTACTACAAAGGCCGAGCTGCTGGTGGTGCAACAGCCGTCTACCGCGCTGGTGCAATCGGTGACGCGATCATCGCGACTGCCTTCGTCAACTACTTGGTGCAAGAGTCGGGTGGGGTTGTGGAGGTTTACGCTCCTGCTCGTAACCTGCCTCTCTACGCTGGGCTGGGTGCAAAGCTGTGGCCGTTGCCGTCCTCGCTGGAGGCGTGGGATTCTTTTGACGCGCACCTACCTACTGACGATTTGTTCAGCGGACAGGTTGGCAACACGAAGCTAGGCACTGGCGGAGGCAACTGTTACCAACGGATCTACGAGTGGATGGGTGTGTGGGATGAGAAGACGATGGC